GGGCTACAAAACGAATGGCTCGTGACGGTAAGCTCGGCCCAACGCGAACTGCTCTGGCAGAAGGCCGTTGGGGTACAGGAATTTGTTGCTGCTTTGCGCACTATCGTCGATACTGGCAAAATGGCCGCTCACCAACTTGCAACCGAAGCAGCACTCAGAGGCGAAAATGACGAAGAAAATTGAACGCACCGGCGATCCGGTCGTGGCACAGGTACCGTGGGGCCAGCCCGCGAATGCATTGGATCAAGCTACCGATGCATTCGAAGTCGCAGGCGACACGACGCCTTCGTTCGCCCCTGAAATGACGCCGGAAGTCAAGACGGACGAGTTTGCAGAGCGCATCAAGTCAGCGTTCAGCGGGCAGCCGATGCCGCAGGCGAGCCCGTTTGCGCCGAAGCCGAAAGCCGCACCTGCACCGGAGCCGGAAATTTTCGACCTCGGTGACGCGCCTTCGTGGGGTGAATTGGTGGCGTTCGTGCAGCGCCACGGGAAGGACATTATTCAGGCGCGCTATCCTGCGCCGCGTGGGGTGGCGATTGACACCATTTACCGCGGCGTCACGGTCATCACGCACCCCACATGCGAACTGCGCCACGTGAAACTCGGCTGGATTCTCTGGCAAGACGCTCAATACGAGTAAGACCATGACCATCATCGCGTGGGATGGGAAAGTGCTAGCAGGTGATCGCCTTGGCGATGCGGGTGGGCTTGCCCGCTCTACCACCAAGGTTATCAAGTTTGCCGGTGGGCTCTATGGTTCGTGCGGGTCAAGTTCGGCTGCGGTCGAAATGCTTGAATGGATCAAGGCTGGTGAGAATCCAGAAACTTGCCCCGCGTATCAGCGCACGGACGATTACCAAGGCATCATTCTGGTGAGACCTGACCGCTCGGTTTGGGTGTGGGGTCGCGGCCCCTATCCCTTTCGCATGGAAGACCCATTTACCGCGATGGGATCGGGGCGTGACTTTGCGATAGCTGCGATGTATCTTGGAAAGGATGCGATTGATGCTGTCAAAATCGCCAACAAGTTCGACACCGGCTGCGGCATGGGCGTCGACTCTGTGACCTTTGGATAGATAATGCAACTACGTCCACCGAATGCGCCGGAAAAGAAAGCAGGCAATCAGATGCCCGCGTGGTGTCGCGTGCTTTTCGAGCCGCAATGGCGCTATATCAGCGTGCGCGGTGGACGCGGGTCGGGTAAAACCAAGAATTTTGCACGCGCGCTTATCATGCGCTCGACGGTGGAGCGCTTGCGGGTGCTCTGCACTCGTGAGGTTCAGCTGTCTATCCGTGAGTCAGTGTATGCTACGCTCGTCACTGAGATTCGCGAACTAGGGCTGGAAAGCCAGTTCGAGATTTTATCGAACGAAATCCGCTCGAAAAAGGGCGGCTCGTTCATCTTTCGCGGTCTGGCCAGTGAAACTATCGACTCAATCAAGTCGCTTGCAGACATTGACATTTGCTGGGTCGAGGAAGCGCAGTCGGTGAGCCGCAAGTCGTTTGAAATGCTCTTTCCGACGATTCGTGCGAATGGCTCGCAAATCTGGCTGTCTTGGAACCCGGTGTTGGAGTCCGATCCGATCTACGAAATGGTCGTCAAGGAAGGCTTGCCGAAGTGCGCCAACCTTTTCGTCAATTTCGACCAGAACCCATGGTTCCCGGAAGTGCTGCGACTCGAAGAACAGCATATGCTGGCGCACGATCCGATCAAGCACGCTCACGTATGGGGCGGTATGCCGCTGCCCGCGGTGGCCGGTGCGATCTACTTCGAAGAAATCATGGTCATGCAAAACACTGGGCGCATCCGTCCAATGACCATTGATCCGCAGTTGCAGATTTACGCAGTGTTCGACTTGGGCTTCAACGATGCGATGACCTGCGGCATCGTCCAGAGAACCAAAGACGATATCCGCATCATTGACTACATCGAGAACAATCGCGTCTCGCTTGCATGGTTCAATGACGAGCTTCGCGCGCGGAATTACGAGAACGCAATTATAGTTCTGCCCCATGACGGTCGGCATAAGAGCCTACAAACGGGCTTGTCGCCACAAGAAATCATGTCAATGTACGGGTGGATGGTAGAAATTGTTGATAATATCGGCGTTGAGAATGGCATCCGTGTAGCTCGCGAGTTGATGATTCAAATGTACATCGACGAGTTTAGGTGCGCCGCGCTGATCGAGCACTTGAAACGCTATGCGCGTAACAAGCATGGGCACCCAATCCACGATGACCATTCGCACGGCGCTGACATGGTAAGATACGTCGGCGTGCACGCAAACATCATGCAAACTGGTGTTATGGGTAGCCTGCAAGGTTCGTGGGGTCGCCCGTTGGCCTATCCTCAGCTAGTCACCGCATAAGGCTATAAAATGGACCAGCAAGACCTGGAAGAGTTGTTCGCGCAGACCATGTTCCCCGACGTATCGCCTGCTGGCGTGCCGGAACCGGGCGTTCAGGTGCAGGATATCCAAGTATTGGGTCAGGATGACTCAAGCGAAGATTTGGAAATGGACGACTCCGTCATCGACCAAATCTTGCAACGCCATATCCAGAACAGTACCAACTGGATGGGTTCGCAGATCAGTACCTCGCAGGCGAAGGCGATGCAGTACTACCTTGGCTTGCCAGAGGGCGACTTGGCCGCTCCGAGCATCCAAGGTCGCTCACAGATTGTAGACACGACGGTGTCCGATCAGATTGAATGGTTGATGCCGCAGTTGATGGAGATTTTCTTTGCGTCGGGTAACATTGTGCGCTTCACGCCGCGCAAGCCCGGTGACGAAGCCGCAGCCCAGCAAATGACGCATTTGGTGAACTACATCATCAATGACGTCAACCCGGGTTTCCAGTTCTTCATGGACTGGTTCAAGAATTCGCTGCTGAACAAAGTCGGCGTTGCCAAGGTATGGTGGGAGCCGTTCGACGAAACCACGCGCGAAGAATCCGCAGGGCTGACAGACGTACAACTCGAGATTTTGTCGAACGATCCCGAAGTGGAAATCACTCGGATCGTGAGCTACATTGATCCGAACGCGGAGCGCGCGGCAATCGACCAATACCATCAGGCGGTCGAAGCCTATCATCAGGCGATGCAGCAATATCTGGCTACGGGTGGAATGCCGCCGCCCCAGCCCCCAGCGCCCGGTGCTCTGCCGCCCCCGCCTGCCGCGCATCCGAATGCAGCCGCAGCCCAAGCGCAAGCAGGCATGCCGCCGCAAGGCCAGCCACAGCCAGCGCCCCCGCCACAGCCGCCGCAAAAGCCGGACCTGTCGAAGCTGCCGCAGCTTCACAATGTGGTCATGCTCAAGTCTAAGAAGGCTGGCCGCGTGGCGCTGTGCGCGATGAACCCGGAAGACTTCATTATCGACGAGCGTTCGCGCCGGATTGAAGACGGTTTCTGCGCACATCGGCTTATAAAGACTATCAGCGAGATTCGTGCCACCTATCCGGTGGCCGATGACTGGAATCCTGACCAACTGTCGAGCGATCCGCAGGCAGAGACGGTGCAGAACTCGGAAGTGATGTATGCTCGCGAGTCGCTGCAAACCGTGTATAAGCCGCAGGAAGTCGAGGATTATGGCGACGAATCGCAGCGGAAAGTGTTCTTGTATGAATGCTATCTGCCGATTGACTGTGACGGAGACGGGTTTGCTGAGTGGCGCAAGATTGTGCGTGCTGGCAATGCCCTGATTGAAAACGTGGTTTGCGAAGGCCCACCGTTTGCTGCGCTTTGCCCGGTACCGATTCCGGGGCTGTTCTTTGGCCGCTCGGTGGCTGAACTCGGCATGCCGATGCAGTTGGCAAAGACCGGCGTTCTGCGCTCGATGGTCGACAATATGAACGTGCAGGTCAATGGTCGCACGTGGGCGATTGAAAACCAGGTCAATATCGACGATCTGCTTACGAATCGTCCGGGTGGCGTGGTGCGCGTGAAGTCGGCCAACTCGGTTGGGATGCTGCAACAAGGCATGGCCGACAGCCAAGGCGCGTATCAACTACTCGAGTATCTCGACGCCGCCAGTCAGGAGCGTTCAGGCATCACGAAGTACAGCCAAGGCACCGACGCTGACTTCCTGAATCCGACGGCCACCGCCTACAAGGGGATTACGCAACGGGCTGACCTTCGCACCAAACTGATCGCGCGAATCTTCGCAGAGACTGGCGTCAAGGATATCGTCAAGCTGATTCAGAAGGTTCTGGTCAAGCATCAAGACCAACGCATGACGTTCCAGTTGGAAGGCAAGTGGGTTGACGTCGATCCGCGCACGTGGAACACGCAGTTCAACATGAAGGTGCGTGTTGGGCTCGGCACGGGCGATATGGGCGAGCGCGTCGGTATGATCCAGCAGTTTATGCAGGTCATGCAGCTGTTGATGCAAGCCGGTTTGGGTATTGTGACACCGCAGAACATCTACTGGGCAGCAAAGGAACTCTGCGAAGCCATGCAGATTGGCAACACAGACCAGTTCCTAACGATGCCGCAGCCAACGCCGCCCGGTCCACCGCCGCCCCCACCGCCCCCGCCAGAGGTTCAACTGGCGCAGGCTCAGATTCAGTTGGAGCAACAGAAGTTTGCGCACAAGCAGCAATTGGACCACGCGCAGTTTCAAGCGGAGCAGGCGCAAGCCGCAGCGAAGGCCCAGCAGCAGCAAGAACAGGCATTGTTGCACGAACGCTTGCTCGATCAGCGTGCGCGTGACCAATTCCAGCAACAGCAGGCGTGGGAACGTGAGAAGTTCTACGCCCAGCTTGCTGCGACTCGGACCGGCAATGCAGAGAAGGCTGGTATCGACGCTCAGCAGGAAATCGCGATGAACAATACGATCCTGCACAACGCCGACGGCACGCAGGTGATTCCGAACGACGTAGTGGTTGCAGCGCGTCAGCAAAATATCGACTCGCAGCACCGCCACTTGGACCGCCAGCAAGCCGACCGTCATCATCAAGACCAGATGGCGGCGCAGGAGCAAGCTCGGCAAGACGCCGCCGCGCAAGCCGATGCAGGTAATCAGCAACAGTAAGAATGCGGGCAGGGTACAACCTGCCCGTTGCTTCCCGCCAAGTAGTCATTTATATTTCATCAACAATACGGAGTGTACAACATGTCAACTGACGCTACCCTTGGAATGGGCGCAGAAGTGGCTGACCTGGAATCCATGTTCGCGGACGAAGCCGACGAGGTAGTCGAAAGCGGAGCACAAAACCAGGACCAGACTGACACGCAAACGCAGCAAGACGGAACGCAAGTCGAAGTCGATGAAAACGGCGACCCTGTGGTCACTGTCGATGCCGACGGTAACGAACTCGAAGTTGAAGTCGACGATCCCGCTGCCAAGGAAACGACGGAACTGGTTATCCCCGATGACCACAAAGTCAAGCTGGTGGTGGACGGCGAAGAAGTCGAGTATAGTTACGGCGACTTGAAGGCCGGTATCCAGAAGGCTATTGGTGCCGACAAACGTTTTGCCGAAGCTGCGGCGATCCGTAAAGAGTATACCGAGAAAGCGCAAACGCTGGGAACGCGCGAGCAGCAACTCGGTCAGGTTCTGGAGTATTACATTGGCCAGAGCCAAAACCTGATGCAAGCACAGGAGCCCAACTGGGCTGAATTGCTAGCGAACGATCCGCAGAAGTACCTGGTCGAGCGGCACAACTGGGAGCAGAAACAAGCCCAATTGGCGCAAGCGCGGCAGGTGCAGGCGAACGTTCAACGCCAGCAGGCTGAACAACAAGCGGCATCCAACCAACAGAGACTTGAAGCGGCTAAAGAAAAGTTGCAGACAAGTATCCCTGAGTGGTCGGACCCGCGCAAGGCAGCGGAAGGCGCACAAGCGATTGACCGGTATCTCGATTCTGTCGGCATCACGCCTCAAATGCGTAGCCAGATCGACAGCGCAGAAGTTCTGGTTGTTGCTCGAAAAGCGATGTTGTACGACCAAGCAGTTGAAGCGGCGCGGGCTCGCAAGGCCGGGAAAGCAGTCCCGGCGCAAGGACAGCAAGTGGTCCAAACGCAGCAGCGCCAAGTGCGGCAACAGCAAGGTCGCGTTGAGCGTCCCGGTGCGGCAACAGCCGCTCAAACCGCAGCGTCGCGTCAAAATCTGACGAAGGCGAACGCGGCGAAAGCGTTTAGCGCCAATCCATCCGTTGACACGCTGGCTGGGTTCTTCGAATAAACTCAGCGGCAACCCTTGGAGTCTGAAATGCCCACAAATACTCTTACCACCTATGGTGTGGTTGGCAACCGTGAAGACCTGATCGACAAGGTGTTCATGATTTCGCCGTCGGATACGCCGTTCACGTCATCCATCGCGAAGACGAACGCCGAAGCAGTATACCACGAATGGCAGACCGACGCTCTGCGCGCTCCGAACGCTGGCAATGCCGCGGTCGAAGGTGCGGACGCATCGTATGCCGCTCAAACGCCGACGGCTCGTATCGGCAACCGCACGCAGATCGTGCAAGATACTTTCTCGGTATCGAACACGCAAGACGCGGTGCGCAAGGCTGGCCCGAAGGAAGTCGCACGTTTGGCCGCGAAGAAGTCGGTGGAACTGAAAAAGGACATTGAAGCGGCCACGATGGCGAACGGCACTTCGGTGGCTGGTTCGTCGAGCGTTGCTCGCACGATGCGCGGTCTGGCTGGCTGGATCGCCACCAACTGGCAAGGTGGTGCAGGCGGCGCGGCTCCGGTTCCGTCGACCAACACTGGTCCGGTTGCAGGCACCGCGGCAGCGTTCACCGAAACGATGCTCAAGAACGCGCTGATGGCAGCGTATCAGGCTGGCGGCAACGTGTCGCAAGTCCATATGCGCCCCAGCGACAAGGTTCTGTCGTCCGCATTCGCAGGCAACGCCACGCGTATGCAGGAAGTCGAAGGCAACGGCAAGGGCGCGATTCTGCAAGCAGCCTACGCCGTGTATGCCAGCGACTTCGGTAACGTCGCGATGATCCCGAACCGCGTGCAGTCGGCTCAGGCATCCCCCGACAAGGCCGTGTACTGTATTGATCCGTCCATGTGGGCACTGGCAACGCTGCGCGGGTTCGAGAAAACCGAACTTGCACAGACCGGCGATGCCCGCAACTGGCAGATCGTGTACGAAGGCACGCTGGAAGCCCGCAACGAAGCGGCCAGCGCGCAGATTCGCGACCTGACGTAAGTCGACGCGGTGAGGTAATAAACGAGAACGCCCGGGTAACACCGGGCGTTTTTGCATTTCTGTGACTTGAAAGGTTACATCATGACGATCAATCAGACGCTTACTCCAATCAGGAGTCAGCAGCCCGTGCAAGTGTTTGACCAAATTCCTCCAAACAACATTGGCTTTGACGGCCAAGTGATTTTCGTCGGTGGCATTGCCGCACCAGCTTGGTATCAGAAGGTCAACGGCGCTTGGGTGGTATACGTTAATGCGAATGCTGCGCAGCCGTGGAATCCCGGACAAAATGCCCGCGGTATCCTGCCTGACGGTTCATACTCCTCTGTTTCACCGGGGGTGACGGTTGTCGCGGCCAGCATGACCCCCGGCTCGTCGATTACAAGTACCACGCCGGGGTTGGGTACCATTCTTGAGAGTATCAATCTGCCGGGTGGGGTAGTTGGCCCCGATGGCTGGTTCGAGCTATGGATTGACTGGTCATGCAACAGCAGCGCGAACGCGAAATCAATCGGCGTGTATTGCGACAATAGTGGTGCTAATATTGGCGATTCACAGACCACTACCACTTCCTCGACGCTTCTGGTCCGCATTGGCAACCGCAATAACACCGCGGTCAATATGGCTACCAGCGCACCGCGTCCGGGGCAGTCTGCTGGCGGCTTGCTCAACTTTACGAGGGATTTGTCGAAGGACGGCAGTTCCATTGCATTGTGGGCATCTATCGCCAATGCAGCGGATACTATGCGGATCGAGCGGTGGATGCTGACCGCGTATAACCCGCCGACCTATAGCGCGCCGCGTCTCAAGTACGGCACCCCGATATTTTGGGGTGCCAATTCGCACTTTGATGATACGCAGTCGATTGCCATGCACATTGCTGGCATGAAAACGATGGGCATGAAACTCATGCGCATTACGTGGGAAGGCGGTAGTTCGCTCTCCACAATCCAGAGTTACGCGCAGGCGTTCCAAGCGGACGGAACTGGGTTGCAGCTTCTCGTATGCCTCGATCTGAGCATTAGCCCTGACGGATCGAGTCTATACGCTAGCGAAGCTGCGGCTTATGCCGCTGCATACTCAGCCGCAGTGGCCGTTGCGTCGGCGCTCGCTCCCTACGGGGTGACGATGTTCGAATGCGGCAACGAAATGGATACGAAGTTCAGCATCAATACCGGCGACCCGCAGGGCGGCTTTGCAAGCGATTTCAACAACGCCAAGGTCGTCATTTTTCGCGGAATTCAGCGCGGCGCGATTGACGGCATCCACTCAGTGAATCCTGCACTTATCGCCTGTTCGAACGCATACACTGTCTGCTCGATTGCGCTGGCCGATATGATGTGGAACGGCACGCAACCGGACGGATCAAGCGGGCACCCGTTGGTTCGATGGGACGTGACGAGTTGGCACAACTATGAGGATTATGGTCCGTTGATGGGCGTCGAAATGGGCAATAGCCGCCCGTGGGTGAACATTTACGCCTATGCCAACAAGCACTGGGGTGGCAAGCCGATCATGATTACCGAGTGGAACGGAAAGGCTTCGGACACAGACCCGCAGCGTGCCGCTTGGGCTTCGCGGTTTATGTATGAGGCTTACTCCAATCGGTATAAGTACAACATCGCCGCAGTTCTGGTTTATGAGCTTTATGGTAATCCTTGGGCGGTACTTGATGGAGTGGCAAATACGCCGATTAGCACTTTCGGCACGACGGTACAGAGTTTTATCACCGCAAACCCCGACAATGGGTTATGATGCGATTTGGAGTTTAATTTTTCGGAGTCTGAAAATGGCTAAGTTGATCGGAGCAAAGGGCGGTACAGCAGCCCCAAAAGGCGGCGGTTCCATCGTATCGACGACTCGCAACGCGTCTTTGATGAAGCAATCGAAGGGACAAAGCGCAGTCATCGCAGGCGAGAACATCGCGAAGGCCAAAACGCCGACGAACGCAAGCTCGCCGGGTTCGGGCGGGAAGACGGGTGGCTCTCCGTCGATTCATACGACCCATTCGGGGACGACGCAAGCGGGCGACGCTGCTTCGGGTCTTGGTGGCTCCCGTAAGCTGGGCTGCATCTACGGCAACAAGTAATCATGGCTATCCCCAAGATTCCGAAACCGAAGGTTGGTACGGCACTTGGGGGTTCCGTTGCCGGTGTGAAAGCCCCAAGCGGGATAGCCAAACCAGTCACTGCCCCGATGATCGACCGACGAACGAACGTTGGCCAGAACAATTTTGCCAAAGTGCGATGGTCTGCACCGGGCAAAAAGCTCGGTAATCATCAGTAGAAAGCCCGAGCAATCGGGCTTTTTTTATCTCATAGAGGACGTTATGAGTCTAATCGACCAAAAGCTGCACCCAATGCGCGAGCACCAGCCTATGCAAATGGTTGATGTGCTGCCGTCCAATTCTGTCGGCGCTGATGGCGACGTGATTCTTGTCATTAGCGAATCAAACTACTACCAAAAGGTGAGCGGCGTTTGGACTTTGAGCGCGTCAGCGGGCGGTGGGTCGAGCGGTGGAGTGAAGACTCTGCGCAATATTGCAACGCGCTGTCGGCACAATTATCAAACCGCCAACACCCAGCAGGCTATCAAAACTCGCTCATTGCACATAAACATGGGCGACTCGGTTGCGGCCAGCGATGGCGTGCAAATTGTCATCGGCAACTGGATTGCGAACAACACTGGCGAAGCTGCGGGACCGGC